AATGTATAAGGGAGGTTAAGTTTAATAAACGCAGACACCAACCATTACATGCGAACCTCGCTGATAAAAGAGATCACTTTTTTCACGTCGAATTAAATGACGAACTTGATAAGTGTTCTGATAAAGACCTGCTTGTAGATCGTATGAACAACCTTACTATTAAGGAGATAGCAGAAAAACGTGGCTACAACCGGGAAACCATTAGAAGAAAAATCAAAAAATCCGCAAACCAGTTGTCAAAACGATTAAGATAAGTGTATAATAGTTGTAGGATTATAGGACTTTTTGTGGAGCCGGAACTTGGTTCTTTCATTCCATTTACAGAAAGAGGAGGAAGTCTATCATGGCTACCACAAATGCACACAGTTCAGTAACAGCAGAAGTTAACGATGGCGGAACCGTTCTTGGTGGCGGGAACATCCCTGCTGCCGCGCCCATGACCAAAAATATTGATATTAATGATATCAATGGCCCAAAAGATTATCCCTATGGGTCACAGGTTGTGGCAAATGCTACCGAAGCCCCCTTCGACTTCACTGACCCAGATGGTGTCACTACGGCAAAGGCTGGAGGGGCAGGCGGTATTGCCTATTTCCCAGATGCTCGTCTAGCAGACGACAACGGAGGAAGAAACTTCCTCTTCCGTCATGCTGGCACCACATCAGCAGGCAGAGTGAATAATTCTGCTCAGACCGTGGGCCTCAATAGCACTGGCTCTGAAGGCAACGGCAGAAACTTTGTTGGCAAAGAAGCCTTTGTCGCTGACCGTCGCTTGGGTACAGGTGGCAGCTACAATATACTAGCACTTCCAAGCAGTGGTGTTCATCCTAGTTGGGTACAGCACACTGCCAACCGTGGCGGTGCCAATACTTATATTGATCCTGCTGCCGGTGACGGGACTTCTCCTGCTACTGATGCAGGAGTTCGTCCAACTCGTAACGTTCCGGGTGAACTCACCTACAGAACTGGTGCCAAGAATCCAGTTCAAGACGCTTACAAGCCTAGGGATACCTACGAATCCTAAGCCATCCCCGTTCTAACAGGTTGCCCCTTCGGGGGCAACCCTTTTTTTAGCAAGGGGGGGGGGGTTCAATGGAGGTAGATACAGTAATAATCATCACGACTCTGCTAAGTTTTGCTGGCGGGTTAGTCTCTTGGATTATCTTCAGGGTTGTCAAGCCCACCATGAAATTCATAAATAAACACGAAGATCTAGCCAGTTCAGTAGAAACGATTAAACAGGAGATCACCACTAATGGTGGCGGTAGCCTCAAAGACGTTGTTTGCAAACTTGGGGAATCCTGTGATAGGATAGAACACGGACAAAAAATTATTGAACAAAGAACCAAGGCTTCTCTACACTACAATTCAACAGCCTTATTTGAAACCGACAGCAAAGGAAAGGCAGTTTGGACTAATGAACCATTTTATGAGCTAACCGGGCAACATCTTCCCGATGTAGAAGGTTATGACTGGCTTGCCTATGTCCACGAAGAAGATAGGGAAGAGCTTTTTATGGATTTTCAATCTTGTCTTGATCTGAGCAGAAAATTCCAAAGAGAAGTTAAAACATTTGACGACAAGAGGGTAAGGATGCTGGGCTTTCCCTATAAGCTCAACGGTGACGAGCAAGGAGGCTTTTTAGTAAGTGTATCTGAAATCACAATAAGAGAGGTAAACAATGGATAATTCCAAAGCATTTTCACTGAACGTTCACGATTTTAAGAAGCTGGGCTGGAACGGTTTCATGGTAGGACTGGCCGCTGGCCTCACCTTCCTTGGGTCTAACCTAATGTCGTTAGATCTTGGCCTGACTGGCGCTGTTGCTATTCCCATCGTGACTATTCTGCTAAACGCAGCGGTCCAATGGGCCAAGAATAACCACATGGCAGATGAAGTCATTCCTCCGCCTCCTGCACCACCTGCGGAGTAATTAACATAAGGGGAAAGTTATATGGCCAAAAAAAGCCTTACGGAAATGAAGTTTGGTTTAGCTACCATAATTCCTTGGTCGCTTGTTCTTGTTCTTGGTACTGCGTCTGTGTCAGAACATGCCATTTCGTTGTTTCACTCTCAAGAAGTAGTTGACAACAACTCCGACGAACCGGAACCGGAACCAGACAACGAAGAGGAAATCAAAGCGAAAGCGATTGCTGCCGCGTTAAGCAAGGTGCATGAAGAGTTTGTTAAAATAGAGAGCGAAGAAGACAAAGTAATAATCTACAAACTTTTCTCAGGCAGCGCTGAATATCTAAATAACTCTGTATCTCTTGAAGACACCAGCCAGTTTGACCCCATTCTTGGGAGGGCACAAACAAGCTATGGCTGGAACAGAGAATCTTATCCTGACTTTACCCAGTCTGTATCTGACTACCTAGTTGTGGTTGGATACGATGAGTCTAGAAAGCTGGACACCCAAGAAGCAAGAGAGTGGTTTCAAGGCGTCTTTGAATCTTTAGCGGAGGCGACTAGATAGATGGCTGATTTATCACACCTTGGTGGGTGGATAAAAGATCCACATGCAGTAGAAGCAGCAATGAATTCTTTGCCACACCCCGTGTTTCAAGACTCTTGGGGTCCGATGAAAGATTCAGGAAGGAATAAAGTCTGCTTATTGTATAGTTATATTAAAGAAGTAGCAGGTAAAGTTCCTATCAGGATTCAAACTGTAGGAGATTGCGTAGCTCAGGGGGCAGCTTATGCGGTAGATGCTTCCAAATGTGTAGATATTGTTGTTAACAATGAACGTGAGGAATGGGTAGCAGAAACTGCCACTGAGGATATATATGGAGGGTGTAGAGTGCAGATAGGCGGGGGGAGTGTCAAAGGAGACGGCGCTTACGGCGTATGGGGTGCTAGATACTGCAACGAATATGGGGCAGTGCCTCGTGGTAAATATGGCAATGTTGACCTAAGAGAATATAGCGGTTCTAAAGCTAGAAGCTGGGGTATGCCATCAGGTGGAGTTCCTAAAAGCCTGTTGAAAATCTCTAAGCAACATCCTATACTCACAGTTTCAAGAGTTGATTCCTATGAGCAGGCTAGAGACCTCCTTGCTAATGGTTATGCTATTACTGTATCCAGCAATCAAGGCTTCAGTTCCCGAAGAGATTCAGAAGGTTTTGCTAAACCCAAAGGCGAATGGGCACACCAGATGTGCTTACTCGGAGTTGATGACAAATACAAGAGGCCCGGAGTTCTGTGCATGAATTCTTGGGGGGTTTGGAACGCTGGTCCGAAGCGTAATGATCAACCAGACGGATCTTTTTGGATCGACGCAGACGAGGTAGAACGAAGCATGCTCAAGGTAGGAGACTGCTGGGCTTTCAGTGGATACGAAGGATTCAAACCCAGAAAGCTTGATACGAGGATCATATAATGAGACACTTTGCAATTGTTGTATCGCTGCTTCTGGTGCTAGGTTGTTATAGTCAGCAAGAGCCAAAACAAGAGACTGGGTTCGATCATGCTCGCAATGAAGGCTATGTTGCGTTTATTGTAAACGAAATCAAAAAAGACGTGCCGCCAGACCCAGAACCACAACCAGACCCTGACCCTGAAAAGTGTGCCTGCAAAGGGACCGGCATTATCACTCACGGAGATGGACACACAACTCCCTGTCCCTATCATGGAGAAGGTGCTGCTTCTTCGCGCCAGTGGAGATGTCGATGCGACACTGATGAAACATACTGTGACTGTAAAAACGTACACAGCAAATGTAGCTGTAAAAAAAAAATAGTAGTCCATCTGGACAGAAAGAGAGGGCATACTGTATCAATGCAAGAACTCGGCAAGGCTTATGATGTTCTCAACAGTCTTTTTTCAAAGAAGGGGTATCGAGCAGGAGAGTATTTGCTAAAGTCAGACCTCCCGATGGTAGTAAAAATATCATCCCCAGAACATGGCTTGATAGATATAGATTTCGTAGACGAGAAACCACAGATTTCTGTTAAGAAAATATTTACTATCAAGATTGATGTGTTAGGCATTTCTCTAGGGGAATCTGGGGGTGTCGTAAAGCTTGACAACTTCCCAGACAAGTCTTTTGACTACGAAGAGGACCAAGGATAGATGCATTTCTCAAAAATACGACAAGAAATAGGTTCTAAATATAAAAAGAAGAAAGATCAGAAAATTGCAGAGAAATGTTTGCAACTTGGCGAGGAATGGACTAGAATAGTAAGCGGAGGATTCGCTGACTTCAACAGGTTCAAAGTCCCCGCAGGGGCAGACCCCAAGAAATACAAAAGAGAGCTTGCAAAGGAGTGCAAGCTGTACATTAAGGACAGCTTAAGCGAAGATGATGTAAAGAGCTACTTCCCCGTAGTATGGATTGTGCCGTTTGTTGTCCAAATCTTTCTAGGCACTGTAATTAGCTGGATAGCCAGAAGACTACTTGATGACCTATTTGAAAAAAACAATGAAGTATAGCCACATTCTCACGACACGACAGTAATTAGAAACCTGTCCGCCACGGCCACTAGGTCGTGGCTTTTTATATATATATATCAAGGACGTTCTGAAAATGGATACGGAATAAATGTCAATCAAATCTCTTATGAGCTACAGCTTTGTTTCTAAATATGCACGATGGATTCCAGAAAAGAAAAGAAGAGAAACTTGGAAAGAGTCAGTTGACCGAGTAAAGGATATGATGTATGAGAAGTATCCTGAAGTTAATGGAGAAATAGCTTGGGCGTATGAACTTGTGTATAAGAAGAGGGTACTGGGGTCACAGAGGGCTTTACAGTTCGGCGGCAGCCCCATCTTTAAACACAATGCTCGTATGTATAATTGCATTGCGTCCTATGCAGACAGGCTCAGGTTCTTTCAGGAGTGTATGTATCTTCTTCTGTGCGGGTGTGGAGCAGGTTTTTCTGTGCAGAAGCATCACATAGCCAAGCTTCCCCACCTTGTACGAGTAAGACACGGCACTAAAAAGTTTGTTATACCGGATAGCATAGAGGGTTGGTCTGATGCTGTAGGAGTTCTTGTTTCTAGCTATTTCCAACAAGAGGAATTGTTTCCCGAATATGTAGGAAAATCTGTAAGCTTTGACTTCTCCAAAATACGACCTGCCGGATCTTACCTTAGCTCTAGCTCTGGCAAAGCTCCCGGCCCAGAGCCTTTAAAAAAAGCCCTTTCAAATATCAGAAAGGTCTTGGATAAGGCTCTAAGAAATGTCGAATTTGCCTCTGATCAAATACACAGGCTTACCCCTATAGAGGCTTATGATATTGTGATGCATAGCGCAGACGCTGTAATCAGCGGTGGCGTTAGGCGTAGCGCAACCATCTGTTTATTTTCTCCTACCGACATAGAAATGGCAGAAGCCAAGACCGGCAATTGGTTCCATGATAATCCCCAGCGTGGACGTTCCAACAACTCAGCCTTGCTACTGAGAGATAAGACCAGTCCAGAACGATTTTCACAATTGATGAAGTCTGTACGAGAATTTGGTGAGCCGGGATTTGTTTGGTCGGACTCTAAAGAGCTTGTTGTTAATCCTTGCGTGGAAATCGGCTTATACCCAGTGGACGAAGAAACAGGACAAACCGGCTGGCAAGCCTGCAACTTGAGCACAATCAATTGCTCTAAATTGGAATCACCAGACGAATTCTATGAGTCCTGTAAAGCTGCTGCCATTATCGGGACACTGCAAGCAGGTTTCAATACCTTTCCCTATCTTGGAGAAGTTAGCGAAAGGATTATAGCCAAGGAAGCTTTATTGGGAGTTTCCATGACTGGCATTATGGATTCCCCTGATATATGTTTAGATCCAGAGGTTCAACAGTGTGGAGCCAAGGTAGTTAAAGAAGTTAACAAGGAGTTTGCCAAAAAGATTGGAGTTAATCCAGCCGCAAGAACTACTTGTATTAAGCCGGAAGGCACCACTTCATGCGTTCTTGGTACGAGTAGTGGCATCCACCCTCATCATGCCAAGAGATATATAAGGCGGGTGCAGGCCAACAAAAGGGAACCCATCTACCAATACCTAAAAACTATTAACCCACGATCTTGCGAAGAGTCTGTGTGGTCGGCCAATGACAGTGATGAAGTTATATCTTTTTGTATTGAGGTAGCCCCCGGATCTAAAACAAAGAATCAGCTTGGTGCCTTGGACATGCTAAGTTATGTTAAATCCACACAGAAAAACTGGGTTGTTCACGGTACTAACAAAAAGCTTTGTTCCAAACCATGGCTGACACATAATGTATCAAATACTATCAATGTCAAGCCAAACGAGTGGGACGAAGTGGAGAACTTTATTTACAAACACAGACACTTTTTTTGTGGAGTATCACTACTCCCCATTACTGGAGATAAAGACTATCCGCAAGCCCCGTTTACAGCCATCTATTTACCCACTGAGCAAGTAAGCCACTATGGAGATGCCTCTCTGTTTGTCAGCGGCCTCATTGAAGTAGCTTTAGATTTATGGGAAGACAATCTATGGGCGGCATGTGATTCTCTGCTTGGTTTGGGTGCAACAACCAGAGGAGCAGCCAAGAAAACATGGATAGCAAGATGCAAGAAATTTGCAGACAGATATTTCGGGGGAGACGTGAGAAAGCTAACCTACTGCATGAAGGATGTATATAATTGGAAAGAGTGGGTAGATCTTAAAAGAGAATATAAATCAATAGACTATACAGAAGTTATAGAAGAAGAAGACAACGTTGAACCAGAGCAGGAGTGGGCTTGCTCTGGAAATTCGTGTGAACTAATCTAGGAGAGAGACACTATGCCTTCGCCAAGAAAAGGAGAAAGCCAGAACGATTTTATTTCTAGATGCATGTCTAGTGATGAGTCACAAAATAGCTTCCCGAATCAAAAACAAAGATCGGCCTTCTGTCACAGCCAGTGGACAAACAAAGGGAAGTCTTCTAAAAACATGTTCGTGTACAAAGACCCCATAACACGCGAGCTTCATTACTATGATAGAAGAGGGGTGTTTAAAAAGAACGGTAGAACGTTAGTGTTTGTTAAAGAACTAAAAGGAGAAACTATGTCTGAACCAATTAACGACCTTATTCAAGAAGCAGACAGGCTCTTGCAAGAAAACAAAGCCGATAAAGACGCAGGATATCCACCGAATTGCAAGCCGGGATACGTAGAGAAGGATGGAAAGTGTGTGCCAGAGAAGAAGGATTAATAAAAAATGCAATCAACCATTAAGATTAAGAAACTAACTGAGTCGGCTCAAATTCCCACTAGGGCCAATGAAAGCGATGCGGGATGGGACATTTACTCTGACGAGGACGTTATCATCAATCCGAACACGCAAAGGCTTATTAGCACCGGGATTTCTGTAGAAATACCAGCCGGAACGGTTGGGTTAATCTGGCCTAGGTCTGGCTTGGCTGTAAAACAAGGGGTAGACGTATTTGCCGGGGTGGTAGATGCGGGGTATCGAGGAGAAGTAAAAGTTTGCCTTTTTAACTCTGGTTCTGTTTGGAGTACCCCGAGGGTTGAAATTGCAAAAGGAGATAGGATCGCTCAAATATTGTTTCAACCTGTTCCTTCATTCAGTCTTGTCGAAACCACGGATCTTACTAGCACTCGTCGTGGATCTGGAGGCTTTGGCAGCACGGGAGAGTAAAGGTGTCCCTATATATGCAAAGAAAAAGACACAGAAAAAGCCCACAGCATAAACTTAATTCCCTTGAGGCAAAAACTAATAACCAAAGGTCATACGTCAGATCTATTATAGATAATGACGTTACTATATGCATAGGCCCTGCTGGTACAGGAAAATCATTTGTAGCTGCTGGGATAGCAGCGGAACATCTTCACAAGAAAAAAATCGAGCAGATAATAGTAACAAGGCCCTTGGTGTGTGCAGGCACTGATATCGGTTCAATGCCGGGAGATGTGAATGACAAGATAAAGCCTTACCTTATGCCTATGGAAGAGAATTTGAAGTTCTTCCTTAGTCAATCTTACTATGGGGCGCTTCTTAACCAAGGCAAGATAAGATACGAGCCGCTGGAGACCATGAGAGGAGCCACTTTTCATCAATCATGCATGATATTAGACGAGGCGCAAAACTGCACACTCGATCAAATAAAAATGTTTATCACAAGGATGGGAGAAGACTCTAAGGTCATCATAAATGGAGATGTAAAACAAACAGATATAAGTAACAGGAGCGGACTCCAATCTTGTATCGACAAGCTGGATAGAATCTCTGGGGTCGGGGTTGTAGAACTTGACTATATCGACATACAAAGGCATTCCATAGTTGGAGCTATACTTGCCGCACTTGAACAGTAAGGGTTATCATGGACAAGGTGTGCCGCATACTGTTTTATGCCATGTGGTCTATGATCGGAATTATTTCCGCTCTGGATTTATTTTTGGCCCTACGATTTTTAGATCCGGCTTGTATGGACACTCTCAGGAGTCAAGAAAAAAACCCAATAGTTGTCAAAATGATTGAACTAAGCGGTGACATGTCCTTCTTTACCATTTGTAAAGTGTTTGGGACACTTACTGCACTATTCGTAGTCCGAAAGATATTTCTTCACAACAGGAAGTGGGGGCTATCAATTGTGTCTGGGATGTTTATTTTTCAAGTCTGTTTATTATTTTACCTTTTGTTTTGGACAGGATAAATGCTTTACGACTATATATGTAGCAATTGTAGCCACGAATGGAACGATGTCAAACAATCTATGAAAGATAAACCAAAAAAAAAGTGTCCAGAGTGTGGCAAACATGCCCTTCAAAGAGTATTATATGGTGGAGCTTACGTGTTTGTCAGCAACGCCAACACTGTGGGTCAACTTGCCGACAGAAACAGAAAGGATATGGGTCACTATCAAAGGTCGGAGCTAGATGATAAGGCAAAAGAAAAGCTAACAAACACTGATAGCAACAAGGTCACGTCTAGAGAAATTAACAAAATGACCACCTCTCAAAAACAAAAATACATAACGGAAGGCCAAAAATGAAGTACGTAGATGATGCGGAACAGGGCCATAGCGATTCACATGTCGTAGAGAGACTGTTTGATCGAACTGGTGAACCTGTAATTAACAAAAAGGAAAAAAGCTATGCCAAGGTTATAAAAACCACAAGCAGGTCAGGAAGATATGAGCATCACTACATAAGGACATACCAAAGTGCTCCATATGATCCTTGGGGAATGCATAGCCACAGAGAGGACTACGTCGAGACCAAGCTGCAAAAGGTGCAAGCAGAGACTTTCAATTTTTACATGATGTTCTTGAAAACTAGAAACATGCTCTATATGACAAGGGCGCAAAGGAGTTTTATCAATGACTAAAAAGGGACCACTAGGCACAGCAGAGATTTTTTATGTTACATCGCACTATAAGGAAAAAGAAGTGAGCGAAATTGCTAAAGAGCTAGACCGCCCTTTGGTTACCGTGCAAAGACAGGTAGATGAGCTTGTTGGCGCAGAACCTCCGAAAACAATCACCAGTGGGAGCTTGATGTCAAGAAGGGAAGGTATCGTAACCATGACAGAGGGTGCTTCCTCAAGGGCAGACGAAAGAAAAACCAAAACCAGAAAGCCAGCCACGGGGCGGCGTACCACCGAATGCGTTACGAGGACCAGAAATGACTCAGTACACGACAAGCCGTAAGGAATGGCTTCTAGAGTACAGGAAAGATAAGGAAGCTATCTGGGTGAGGGCGGTCCTGTCTGACGGTGTAGAAATATTCTTCAAGGACTATAGCGTTTGGCTTTCCCTGCAAGAAAAATGTGAAAGCGAAAGCCTTTCTGTCTGTACTATCAAGCTTCAGTACAGGTCTCACGTAATAGAAGTTGATACCTCAGACGCTGAGGCTGTGTATTTGGTTAGATCTGTCATGGGAGAGTTCGGAGGAAACACTCGCAACTATTACACAATAGGTACTCTACAGGATGGAGTGGTTTATAAAACAAGATGGCTCGTTCCAGAACTTGAAGCAGAAGAAAAGTCTGAAGAAACACTTGACAATTGCTTTGAAGAAGCTATAATACACAATCATGCCCACAAAACAAACTGACCTAAGTCGATACAAGTCTCCCTCTACAGGAGAGTATTGTACCTGCGCACAATATGTCGCTGAGATAGTGTGTAGCAGGGTTGCTGAAAAAGAGAATGTCGGCACTCAAGCACACAAGTTTTGGAACACGGCGAAGTGGCGTAAGACGTACCAGTACCAAGTAGTTCTTGCCAACCGCCTCATAAAAAAATACCCAGAGGCTGCGGTTGTCAAGGCTATTCACTCCCCGGAATGTAGACGCATGTATTCGCTTCGGTTTCCACCTCTTGAGACCATTATAAAGAAATACCAAAAAATCATAGAGCATCAAGTGCAGAATTCAACTACAATAGATGTAAAGGAAAACTCGGTTTCTCGCAAGTCGAGAAGTTATGGTAAAAAATCTAGGCTACAAAAATTGAGAGAGTTAGATGGCAAAAAAGAAGGTGAATAAATTTGCAAATGATCCCGTTAGCAATACAGTTATTTCTACCTACGGAGATGTAGTAAGACCGGGAAGTGAAGTCCTAGATAATCTAACTAGCCTTGGCGTTCTTAGCATATCCCCAGCGTTAGACATCGCACTCGGTGGTGGTATTCGAGAGGGCAGTTGCGTAGTCATGTCTGGAGACCCCAAGACGGGGAAAACTACCACCGCTTTACATTTTGCTGCTAAATGTCAAAAGATAGGCAAGAAAGTAATCTACGTAAACACCGAGGGTAGACTGGCCATTCAAAACTTTGAGGGTATCCAGTCTCTCGACATAGAGAATATCATAGTGGTTGAATCCACCGACGACAGAGTTCTGTCGGCGGAGGACTACCTAAACATAATTGAATATTATATCAACAACGATCCTGAGTGTGTTATTATTGTTGACTCGGTGTCCAGCATGGTTCCTAAAGATGAGCTTGAGGGACTTATCAGAACTGGTGTTAGAAATGCTCTGCCGAGACTTCTTTCCATGTTCCTTAAGAGGATTGGTGGTCAGGTAACAAAGAATAAAACCGTCGCTTTGTTCATCCTGCATAATATTGCCAACACGGGTGGAAGTAGATGGGCACCGGCCAAGATGACGGATGGCGGCAACATGATTCAGTATCAAGCTGGAACAAACATCGCAATTACCCACAGAGGTAGATGGCAGATACCAAAAGAAACTGGGCCTCATGTGGGGCAGATTGCCAACTGGAAAGTATTGACATCTAATGTTGGCGGAAGACCTAATTCAACGGCAGAAGGTTGGATAAGGTATGGCATTGGGGTGGACGAAACCCAAGAAGTTGTACAGATAGCTTGCGAGTTCAGGCTTATCAAAAGCGCTGGAGCTTGGTACACTATAGCCTGTGCATTAGAAGAAAAAGACCATCCGGCAATAGCAGAAGTTCTGAAAGACAACGGCGTCCCCGACTCAGAAGAAGAGATAGAAAAGTTTTTCAAGTTTCAAGGCGTAAACAATTTGTCAGACTTTCTTGTGGCAAACCAAAAAGTGTGCGACTTTGTTTACAGTAGAATTAAGGACTTATTCAGTGAAGGCGATAGGATTTAGTGGAAGAGAATATACTTGGAATTTGAACAGGTACGATATATATGCAGATGACACCAGAAAAAAATCTAAACACCACTTACGAGCCAGAAGAATACTCAAAGAAAGATACGGGGGCAGCTACAGGATACTTGAAGAAGTCAAGTTGCCCGGAAGCACCTTACCTTACAGAAAGTCTGTTCTGTATCTGGACTTCTTCATTCCTGTTATCAAGGTTGGGATAGAAGTACATGGTAAGCAGCATTACGAGTTCACCCCATTCTTCCACAAGCATATGACCGACTATCTCTTGGCAATGAACAGGGATGATGACAAGGCTAATTGGTGCGAATTGAATAACATTAAATTGATAGTTCTCAAATACTCGGATAGCGATAATGAATGGCGAAACTCAATTAACGGCGTCTGAACGCCTAGCTAAACATATAGAACAGATAGACAACTACCTAGACTTGTCCAACGTTAGGTTCTCTGCATTCAGAGAAGAATTTTTGGATACAGCCAACATGCCTCAAGAAAGGATACAAGCCCTAGCCCAGCAAGAGCTTTTCGATCATGCATACGTTCTCTATGGTTACTCATCTTACGTACAAGATGAAATCAACAAAAACAAAGTAGTGCTAGACTGGTGCAATGACCAGATAGAAAAAATAGTAGTTGGAAATCTGCACAGATTTGACCAATACACTAAGCACGAAGTTAAAAGGCAGAGTATAATAAGAGAGAATAGCTATGCTGCTAAGTGTGACCAGATGAGAGGCATTGCCGAAGCTAGGCTTCAGTCACTTGAAGGTAAGGTTTACGAACTCAAAAGAAAAGGCGATATACTGCTCGAAAAGGGAAAAAGATTATGAGTGCTATGGAAGAATTCTTCTCGTCTCTTGACCAAGAACAAAGGGATAACTTTAAAAGGCTATTGGAAAATGAAAATACAGTAGACAAACAAGAAGACACACCCACGGTCAATGAAGACTTCGTGGTTGATAACAGAACTAGAACAACTAATACAGGGAGAACAAAGGTGAAGGCTGGCAAAAAAAATGAATGGGTTGATACTGGAGAATTTAAAGATGTAGAAACCCCAGATGGAGAAAGAACTCCTAGGCTGAGAAAGAAACCCAAAAAGACAACAGTCGAGTGCCATATCTGTGGTAAAGAATTCAAGGCTGACCCCAGATACCTAAGCGGCGTATATCATAGATGCAACCGTTGCGTCGGAAGGTAAAGCGGAATGAACTCCCATTTGTCTGACATTGGGGCTGAGCGGGCCGTACTGGCTGGCTTGTTTAACTTCGGCCTTGATGCGTATGTTGAAATATCTGACGTTATTGATCACAACACCTTTGCCCACTCTAACAATCAAATTCTGTACAAGTGTGTATCAAGAATTCTGGAAGGTGGATCAGAGGTTGATGTTCCTTCCATACTCTCAGCAGCCTCCCAGCTAAATTTTTCTGAAACCATCAACAGCCAACAAGAGCTTCAGTATATCAAGTCTCTTTTCGATTTTCCTGTTAAGCGGGAAAACGTCAGCAGCTTTGCGGTTCAGATAAAAAAGTTTGAGATGGCTAGGCGTATTAGATCGCTAACCAATAAAATTGGGAAGGATATAGATGGAGTCAATGGTTCCGAATCTGTAGATGAAATACTTGCCATAGTAGAAAATCCTCTTGTTGATTTTTTGCGAGAAGATGATGGTGGAGAAAAGCCGGAAAAAATTGGCTCCGATATCCACGAGTACGTTGAGTTTTTAAAGGAAAATAAATGTGATATCGTTGGAATATCTACTGGGTTTCCTAGATTCGATGCGTCAATTGGAGGAGGTCTTCGGAGAAAGTGTGTAGATCTGGTTTCTGCTAGACCCAAGGTGGGGAAGAGTGTGTTTGCAGACAATGTAGCTGTCCACATCGCTTCTGAAGGCATACCTGTATTAATGCTGGACACTGAGATGTCCAAAGAGGACCACCTGAATCGCATCTTGGCCAACATGAGCGGAGTGCCTATAAATGAAATAGCAACAGGTCAATTTGCAGACGATGACGACAAGCTAGCAAAGATAGAGGAAGCTGTCAACAAGGTAGAGTCAATACCATATAGCTATACTTCTGTGGCCGGTAAGCCTTTTGAGCAGATAGTTAATCTCATCAAAAGATGGTTGATGCAAGAGGTGGGCACAGACGAGAATGGTAATACCAATGATTGTGTAGTCGTATATGATTACCTGAAGCTCATGTCCTCTGATTCTATCACCTACAACGTACAGGAATATCAAGCCTTGGGTTTTCAAATCACCGCCCTTCACAACCTGTGTGTTAAATATGATTTCCCATGTCTAGCCTTTGTTCAACTTAACAGAGACGGTATTACCAAAGAAAGTACAGATACAGTAAGCGGATCTGATAGATTGATCTGGCTTTGTACGTCCTTTAGTATATTTAAGAAGAAGTCTCCAGAAGAACTGGCAGAAGATGGCCCCAGTGCTGGAAACAGAAAGCTGGTTCCTGTCGTAGCAAGGCACGGGGCCGGTCTAGATGATGGCGATTATATCAACATGGACATGCTGGGAGAATATGCCAAATTAAACGAATTGAGAACCAGAAACGAACTGCGAAAACAGCCCGATGGGGATACTGGATTAATTGATAGTTCCGGTCTAGAAGATATTGCAAATGATGAACTTGAAGAAAATAAAGTCGATGCTCTTCCGTGATATAGAGTTGGTACTCAACAATCTAGACATGGAGTACGAGATGCTGGGAGACAATATATATTCTACCTGTCCCATACACGAGGGCAGCGACAATCAGCGTGCATTTTCTTTATCAGTAGATAAGCAGATATGGAGATGCTGGACTAGGGATTGTCAAGAAGAGCATGGGAATGATATTTTTGGCCTGATCCAAGGCATCCTGTCAAGTAAAAGCGGAAGTGACAAGGCTTTTAAAGATGCATTAGCGTGGGCGTGTAGGATTTTAAACATAGATCGTAATAGTATTACAGTAACCAAAAGTGTTGAGCCTGACGAATTTGTTAAGCTGGTCGATATATTTTCTCACAGTTCTGTCCAGCATTCAGGCTCCGCTACGCCTATAATAAAGAAAGGGCGTAACTTAATACATCCATCTGAATATTTTACAGGTAGAGGATTCAAGGAAGACACGCTACTCAACTTTGGCATAGGCGACTGTACAGACAGGCAATCTCCAATGTATCAGAGGGCAGTTGTTCCCATTCACAACGATGTCGGTTCTGATATTGTGGCCTATATCGGAAGGTCTGTCAAGGAGTATCGAAAACCTAAGTTTTTATTCACCAAGGGTTTTGACAAGCGATATTTTTTATACAATTACCATAGGGCAATTCCCACAGCTTCTGAAAAATCCTGCCTGTTCATTACCGAGGGACAAGGAGATGTATGGAAACTATTTGAGGCCGGTGTACACAACGCTGTAAGCATTTTTGGCAAATCATTAACTGTTCAACAGAAAAACAAGCTACTGCAAAGTGGACTTACTACCTTAGTTATCCTCACTGACAACGATCAGGCTGGCAGGGAATCCAAAACAGAGATACAAAGACAATTAGGAAGAATGTTTAAGCTAATTTTTCCAATCATGTCTCATAAGGATATAGGCGAGATGTCAGTAGATCAGATTAATTCAGACATATTATCGCAAGTAAAGGATAGATTTTAATGTTCAAGATACTAGGAATATCAGGAAAGAAACAGTCAGGAAAAAACACGATGGCCAATTATATTCAGGGAACCATTCTCCGTGGATTAGATATGGTACAAGATTTTTCTATTATAGAGGGCGGTCACCTATCAGTTCTAACCTCCTCCCAAGATGGAACATCCGGGTGGGGGATATTTGACACAAACAGAAACGACACACAATTTGTTGAGTATGCACACCACCACCTGTGGCCCCATGTAAAAATGTATAGTTTTGCTGGTGGTTTAAAAAGCATTTGTGTTGAATTCTTTGGTCTTACACCAGAACAGGTTTATGGTACAGACGAGCAGAAAAATACAGAAACACACATGCTATGGAAGGACATGCCATCTACATCAGACTCCCGCTGGATGGTAAATGCTGGAGCCAATAGAAGCCCTAACATGACAGCCAGAGAGTTTATGCAATACTTTGGTACGGACATCATGCGTCGAATGTATGAGCCAGTACATGTGAATCATACCATCAACAGAATACTGTCAGAACAATCGGAACTGGCAATAGTTCCAGACGTGAGATTTCCCAACGAGGTTAAAGCTATTCAAGATGTTGGGGGCAAGGTTGTCAGATTGGCCCGCGATACTAAAGAAGATTCCCACTCCAGCGAATGCTGCTTAGATGAAGACAATTTTGACTGGAATAATTTTGATGCTGTAGTACACAACACTGGTTCTTTGGACAATTCTCTGCGAGATTTTGGTAAATCTTGTTCATCTTTCTTTCTAGGATAACCTATGTTAGTCACATATATAAGAAGTTCCAGCTATAATAATTACTCCTTCTGCCAGATGCAATATTTTCTAACATATGTTCTGGGATACCAGACGGATAGCGGCAAGAAGGCAGAGCTTGGAACCATAGTCCACAAAACCATGGAAGTTCTTGCCTCCCTCAAAAAGTTTGCACAGGACAACCCCAAAAGAAAATACCTCAAGATAGAGGATGACGCCTTGGGAGAGGTTAAGGTTCACATTGACCAGTTCATGGAGGACTTTTGTGTAGCTGGATTTTCTGATAGAAGTTTTGATTATTATACCAGTAAGTCCAAAAATAAATTCTCAAAGAGCGATAGGGCTACATGTCTGAATTTAACTTGGGACGCTCTCCAATATAATGAAGGTCAATTTGACCCAAGAAACAGGAACGTCGTTGCTTCTGAGCCTCATTTTGATATCGAAATAGAGGAGGAGTGGGCAAAATATGAATATGAGATGCCCAACGGGGAAAAAATTTCTGGAAATCTTGCCATAAAAGGGACTATAGACCTTGTAACTGAGACAGATAATGGTATAATTGAGGTGGTGGACTGGAAAACGGGAAGGCGGCTGGACTGGGTAACTGGGCAGGAGAAGACTTATGAAAAGTTACAGGTAGATCCCCAGCTACTTTTGTATAATTATGCCATATCCAAGACTTTTCCTAAATATGATCAGTCAATAATGTCTATCTTCTATATAAAGGACGGTGGGCCGTTCTCAATGTGCTTTGACAAGAAAGACGAAGCAGACTTCTTAGAGATGCTTAGAAAAACATTCGAGTCTATCAAGGCTAACAACTCTCCCAGACCACTCTCCTATGATAGGAGCCACTGGAAATGCACCAAGCTGTGCCATTATTTTAAAAATAATTGGCCGGGAACAGACAAGAACATGTGTATATATATAGAGGAGCACCTCAAAGAGCACGGCATGGACAAGACAGTTCAAGAATGTACAAAGAAGGGCTTTAGTATTGGATACTATAACGCTCCGGGTTAACAACGTCAACGGGTTTTTAAGGAGGGAGTTATGCTGGATTTAGATTTTAATAGGCGTGATTTTTTGAGGGTTGGTGGTCTTGGCGCTGGACTGGGGGTTCTTCCGTTCTCTGACGAAGCCTTCGCAGAAGAAGAATTCATTATCCCGAGCCAAAAATCCGTAGTGTGGGTTTGGTTGGGCGGAGGTCCGACACAGTTCGAGACCTTCCATGCTCCTACTGACACAGTCCCAGACACACACATGCCGGTCACGGGATCAGTAACGCATAATAACGGACTTGCTTTTGGTGGTTTGTTTAAAGAATTGATCAAGCAGGGAGACCATCTTACCGCCGTAAATTCCTTCTCTCACGGAGACTCTTCTCACAGACAGGCCACACACTGGATGATGACGGGACACCGCAATCCCAAGAGGGAGAACACCGCTGACTCTGAATATCCCGGTCATGGAGCTATTGCCTCTTCTGTGTTTGGCTCTAACCATCCCACTAACGGCATGCCAGCTTATGTCAAGCAGGGCAAGATCGAGGGTGAGCAGCCAACGTTCTTGGGCGGAGCGCATAAGCCTTTTGATCCATCCAATAAAGATAACCTTACACCAAGAGTTCCTGTCATCCGCTTTTCGGAGAGAAAAGAATTGCTAGGAGCTTTAGACAGAGTGGATAGGGTTTACTCCAGAGAGGCAGATTCATTCGCCAAGATTGGCAATACTGCATACAATGTTATCCTTGGTAATGCGAAGGAGGCATTTGATCTTGACAAAGAACCTGAAGCTATGCGAGAAATGTATGGCAAGGGTGGCATTGGCGACCAAATGTTGCTGGCTCGTAGACTTTCTCAGTTTGGCACCAAGTTTGTTACGATTCACTACGGCGGTTGGGATATGCACGGCAATATCAAGAAGGCATTAGAGGGAAAGGTTCCCCCGCTTGACAAGGCCCTTGCCGCCTTTGTAAAAGACATCCACCAAAGCGGCATGTCTGACAACACCCTGCTTGTAGTTACTGGAGAATTTGGTAGGACCAGACTTAACGCTAACTCTGGTCGTGATCACTGGCCATCCATTACTCCCATGCTTATGTCCGGGGGTAAGTATAACCACGGCAGAGTGATTGGTTCTGCGGACAAGGCGTACTACCCGAAGGTAGGCAAGGTTGGCCCACTAGATGTGGCCGCAACCTTGTTTGATCATTTCGGAATTCCCAAAGAAATCCAGAGGACAGACCAAGGTGGTCGTCCACGATATCTGCTTGAGGGAGACGGAAAGGTTATTCTGTGACAATAAAGCTTACGGAGACAGCAGCCGCCGAAGCCAAAAAATTCCTTGAAGACACTGAAGAAAAGTATTTAAGGGTTGGGGTCAAAGGCGGTGGCTGTTCTGGTTTTGAATACAGTCTCACCGTAGGTCACGAATACGATGACCAAAAAGATACGCTGTCTAATCAACATGGCGTAGATGTTGTCGTAGATAAGAAAAGCGCCCTCTATCTGGAAGGCACTACTTTGGATTATTATTCTGACATTTCTAAACGTGGCTTTAAATTTGATAACCCCAACGCAACTAAAAGCTGTGGGTGTGGCAGCAGCTTTCAAGTTTAACAGGAGCTAGCCCATGATAGCAAAAAAAATTCTTGGTTGTGCTCGTGCTCTAGTGGTGCTTTTGGCAATCACCATGGGCTTTGTCATATCTATGAGTCGGAAGCCCACGGAAGCACCCACAATCTCACAACCTGTCAGACCCGTCAATTTAGATCAAGTAAATGCCAAGCTGGATAGAATTCTTGAGGAGGGAAGAGCAAGAGATACAGTGCTCTTGCAGCAACTTTTAAAGCTTCAGCAGCACGCCCAAGGAGGCAGTCGGGGGATAATTGCTGAAAGTTTTTCGGAATTAAAGTTGGATTATTGACAGGTTTATGCTATAATAGTGTAAGCCGATTTGAAATTTAACATTGAAGGACACTATGGACTGGGCACCACTCTGCAACTATACGCATTATAGTCTGCTAAAGGGCTTCTCTAAGCCTGACGAACTGGCTAAAAAATGTAGCGAAAATGGATATAAGGCTTGCGGGATTACCGACTACAAGTCTATCTCTGGCGCTGTATCCTTCTACCAAGCCTGTATCAAGCACGGCATCAAACCCATCATAGGCTGTGCTTTCGATCAGTTCACCCTTCTTGCCAAGAACAAAGAGGGTTGGAACGATCTCATAGAACTGGTTTCCTCTCTTGATACTGATGGCAATATACCCACACACGAATCTAAGCGTATCTTTGACAATAGAAACCTCGTCTGCATTGCTTCTAAAAAATATCCCGCACTAGGCGAGGACTCTTATGCTGAGTCTCCAGCAATGCCCAGTTCGTACTACACAAACCGAGAAGACGCTTCTCTTCACAGAGTTTTACTTAGCTCCGACCTTAAGACCACCCTGCCCAAGATACAAAAAAAGCTTAAGCGTGGAGAGCTATCAGCAGATGTAGAAAAGCTCTTTACCCACGACGACTTTTATTTACACAGTAAGGAAGAAATCACAGAATCTCTACTGAACGAATGTTCTTACGAGCAAGTGTCTGAGGTAACGGAGATCATTAATAAGTGCGGACATTATGACATCCTATGCAAGCCACGATTGCCAGAGTTCTCATGCCCTGACGGCCAGCCGGAAGAAGAAATGTTGACCGACCTTTGTCGCGTGGGATGGAGGCAGCTTCTTTCGGATACAGGCAAGGTCGATGACCCAGAAGATAAAGAGGTATACAAAGCAAGGTTTGAAGAAGAGCTTAGTGTTATCAAGGAAGCTAATCTGTTTGGATATTTTCTTGTAGTGTGGGACATTATCCGTTTTGTAAACGAAAAGGGTTGGCTATCTGGTCCGGGCCGTGGGTCTGCCGCCGGATGCCTACTGTCATACCTGATGGGCATAACAAAAATTGATCCTATTGAATATGATTTGCTTTTCGAGAGGTTCTACAACAAGGGTAGAAATACAGACGGACACATCTCATTGCCTGACATTGATATAGACGTACCCGGAAAAAAACGCGACGAGATTATTGAATACCTGAAGGATAAATATGGACATGATAATGTTAGCCAGATGATTACCTTTGGCAGGCTTCAGGGCCGTAGCGCACTAAAAGAAGTCTTACGCATCAATGAGGCGTGCTCGTTTGGCGAGATGAATGAAATAACAAGGAGCATACCCAACGAGGCAGATATTTCAGACCAACTTCAAGAGATGGATGACGAGGACAGATCTATCATTAGATGGGCACTCATCAATCATGCAGATGAACTGAGAGGCTTTTGCTTTATCAACGATTACGGAGAACTCGATGGCGACTATGCAGAGTTCTTTGACCAAGCAATCCGTATGGAAGGAACCTTTAAGTCTCAGGGAAAGCACCCTGCCGGGATAGTTATCTCACGAGACAGATTGAGAAGCGTATGTCCAATGGTAGACCAAAGGAGTGGTAACGAAAAGATTGCAGGACTAGAAATGAGTGACCTAGAAAGCTTAGGCCACGTCAAGTTCGATGTACTAGGGATTAATCTGTTGGATAAAATTATGAAAATTCAGGATATATTAGAGGAGTCTTGTCATGGCGAATAGAGATTTTATTGTATTTGACTTTGAAACTGGTTCGCGTAATCCGCACAGAACCCAGCCCACTCAGCTAGCAGCCGTGGCTCTAGATGGGAGGAATCTAAAACTCAAGGGCACTTTCAATAGCGAGATTAGGCCCATACTCAGTGACAAAAAGGCTGAGGAGGCTGGTCTAGACCCCTTGGAAGACGAAGCCCTGCGTATTACAGGCAAGACTAGAGAAGAATTAAAGAAAGCTCCGACACTAAGATCGGTATGGAAAAAATTCCATCAATTTGTTGATCAATATAACTGGAAAGGCACGCAGTGGTTTGCCCCCATACCCGTAGGGTGGAACATCATAGGGTTTGATATGGTTATTGTGAACCGGCTATGCAAAGAATACGGGCCGTTTAATACAGACAGGGAGCAGCAAAAACTATTTCACGCGATTTACAAAATAGATATGATGGACAATTACTTTATGTGGACTGAGGGAGACCCCTCTGTGAAGTCGATTAGCATGGATGCCACCCGTGAACGTATGGGCCTTAGCAAAGAAAATGCTCACGACGCACTTCAAGACGTTAAAGACTGCGGAAACATAATGATTAAATTCTTGAAGACACATAGATCTGTTTACCAAAACTTGAAGCTTGATAAGGCATTTGCAAATGGAAACCTGTATATCTAAGCCTAATACAGACCTAGTAATTGATTACGATTGCGACACAACTTGGGGTCTGTTCAGAGATGGCAAAACAAAAGGAGTATTTCAACTTGAAAGCAACCTTGGAAAATCTTGGTCCAAAAAGCTAAAGCCTTCTAGCATTGAAGAGCTTGCTGCTCTCATAGCTTTAATACGTCCCGGCTGTCTCAAGGCTATCCAAGATGGCAAGTCGATGACCCAAAGATATGTTGATAGGAAAAGAGGTATTGAGGAGGTCACCTGTCTAGACCCGTCTCTTGAAGAGATTCTAAATCCCACATACGGAGTGTTGGTATACCAAGAACAGTCCATGAGGATTGCCCAAAAGATTGCGGGGTTCAACCTACAAGAGGCAGACGTTCTCAGAAAAGCCATTGGAAAAAAGAAGGCTGGACTCATGGCACAAGTCAAGAGTTCTTTCCTAGGAGGCGCAGAAAATAAAGGGATCGTTACTAATGATATTGCAGAAGAAATTTTTAGCTGGATTGAAAAATCTTCTCGCTATTCATTTAACAAATCTCACGCTGTAGCCTACGCGATGTGCTCCTACTGGAGCGCCTACCAGAAGGCACACCATACCAATGAATTCTTTTTGTCCTATCTGTATTTTGCTAATGAGAAACAAAATCCTCATGAAGAAATATACGAACTGGTAACAGAAGCTAAGCTTTTTGATTTAGAAACCAAGACCCCCAACATCACCAGCTTCTCCGAAAAATTCAACATAAAAGATAGTACTATATACTTTGGTATAAAGGATATTAAATCTTTGTCTGGCAAATCAGGAGATAAAGCCATTCAGGCTGTATGCGATTTAAAATCTGAGCTTCGAAAGCCCATAAGCGACTGTACGTGGATGGAGATACTACTATATTTTTCTCCGAAGGTGAACTCGACTGCCTTCAAAGCTCTTTCTTCTGTGGGGTTCTTCAGGGGATTTAAGGACAAAGTTACCAGAAACGAAGCTCTATATCAGTACAGTATTTACAGGACATTGACAAAAGCTGAGACCAAGTGGGCTGAGGAACACTACCCCAAAAAACAGTGGAAGAACTTTTCAGATTGCCTTAGAGATTTAGCTCCCCTGAAGAAGGAGGGCGGCGGAACACACCGTGTGGATCGTAGTCAGATTGTTTTAAACGAGCTTTACTTATTAGAGAATCCTCCCTATGCATTATCAGATGACCCCGGATGGGTGATAGACCAAGAGGTAAGGCTGTTAGGGTGTCCCGTCTCTATGTCTAGAATAGAAACGTCAGATACGTCTGCCGCTAACACGACCTGCAAGGAAATACTCAATGGAAAGACTGGAAGCGGCCTGTGCATATGTGGAAACTTGAAGAAGATGTCAGACTATAAGATTACCAAAGGCGAATCAAAAGGAAAGTACATGGCCTTCTTGACTATAGAAGATGAAACCTGTTCCCTAGACGGAGCAATTGCCTTCCCAGACGTAAGAGAGAAGAACAAGTATATATTATATGAAGGAAACAATCTAGTTCTGTGCGGCAGTGTTAAACGAGGAGACAATTCCTTCATAGTTAACAGAATTCACGAGATTTAATGTGTTTTAAATTGCTGTCGCGGCTAAAATAGTAAGATATAAGATAAGTTTATACTGGGGAAAAGAAATGAACCTATGTTCTTTTACTGGGTTTCTTACGGAAGATCCAGTTCTAACGCAGGTTGATAGGGTTAGTCAGGCGTCTTTTACGCTAGTAACTTACACCTACAGAACCGCTAAAAGCACTGGAGAGAAGAGTAGGATTCCCACATTTATCAAATGCGAAGCTTGGCATACAGGCGCAGAAACTATACACAAGCTGTTTGTCAAAGGTTCTAAAATACACGTACACGCCTCCGCAAAAAATGTTGCCAAGGGTAGCCGTGAAATTGTTTTTCGCGTGAATGAATTTGATGTTGGCGACACGATGGCAGACTAGCGATCTATACCTTTATCGGTGAGGATGTAATGCGAAAGAAAAGAATTCTCTTCTGTAGTGAGGCCACGTTTCTCAACACCGGGTATGCTACATATGCTAGGGAGATTCTAAACTACCTACATGGCACTGGGAAGTACGAGCTTGCAGAGCTTGCCTCTTACGGCGAAAGAAACGACAAGCGTGCTGTAGGTATACCGTGGAGATACTACGGCGTAATGCCTAATATGGAAAGCGAACCAAAAGCCGCACAATCAGAAATAGACTCATACGGCTCCGTTCCAACCAACCAGTTTGGAGAATTTCTGTTTGAGCATGTGTGCCTAGACTTTTTTCCAGATATAGTTTGCGATATCAGAGACTTCTGGATGCTAGACTTTGCAGACAGGTCTCCGTACAGGCCGTTTTTCAAATGGGCTATTATGCCCACTGTGGACGCTAGCCCCCAAGCCAGACAATGGATTGCCACTTATGAATCAGCAGACGCCTGCTTCACATACTCCGACTGGGCTGGTGGAATCCTAGGCGACCAGTCAGGGGGAAAGATCAACTACCTTGGTAGCGCCCCACCATCAGCGCATCCAGCGTATCAGCCTATACAGGATAAGGATGAGCACAAAAAGAAATTTGGGATAGATCCAGAATATAAAATCATAGGCACAGTGATGCGTAACCAAAGACGCAAGCTGTACCCCGATTTGTTTGAAGCCTTTAAGAAATTTCTAGATTCTTCCGAAGATAAAAAGTACATCTTGTATTGCCATACGAGCTACCCCGACTTAGGGTGGGATATACCTGAACTAATACACCAACACGAACTATCTGCTCATGTTATGTTTACATACATATGCAGGGAAACCAGAAAGCCATTTCCTTCTCTTTTTAAGGGAGCCATGGCACAGTCTCCCTACACTGGCAAATTTGGCTCTACACTTTCTAGCGTCAAACTAGGAGTAGAGTATTCCGAGTTGTCCGATATCATTAATCTTTTTGATCTGTACGTACAGTACGCAAACTGCGAGGGCTTTGGACTCCCGCAAGTAGAGGCGGCTGCGTGTGGCGTTCCCGTGATGGGTACGGATTATTCAGCCATGGAAAGCGTGCTAAGAAAGCTGGGTGGAATAACTACTAAGCCCAAAGCCTTTTACAAAGAACTCGAAACCGGATGCCTTAGAGCAGTTCCAGACAACGATTTGGCCGCAGAGCAGTTCAAAGAATTTTTCAGTCAGCCTAAAAGTTTGAGAAGAAAAATGGGCTTTAATACACGAAAGGCGTTTGAGAAATTCTACCAATGGGACATTAGCGGAAAGAAATGGGAAGAATATTTTGATAGCGTTCAGCTAATTCCAAAAGAACTTGGGTGGGGTTCTCCCCCCAAGGTTTTACAGCCATCTCCCAAGCCAGAGGTCCAAGACAATGCTAGCCCAGCACAATTAGCTAGATGGCTAATAGTAGAAGCGTTGAAAGACCCCTCTAAAATCAATACTTTTTTTGAGGCAAGGCTCATGAGAGATCTCATATACCACACTACAACAGGAACTACTGGAGGTATGTATTTCAACGAAAGTTCTGCCGCATTTGACGGTAAAAATACAAGATCCTCGTTCAACTTTGACATGGCTTACGACCACATGGTTCAACTGTGTAACAGAAGGAACATGTGGGAAGACAAAAGACAGAAGGCGATCTCAAAATGAAAGTACTCTATCTAGGGCATTATCGAGAGTTTGGAGGCTGGTCTCAAGCGGCTAGGAACTATATCTTAGCAATGGACTCAGTCGGTATAGACGTGGTGTGTAGAGATATTCCTCTCACTCAGAGACAATCAGACATCCCGCCTAGAATCTCAGAGTTAGAACAGAAGAGCGTGGAAGGTTGCGATGTTTGTATACAAAACTTGCTTCCGCATCATTTGATAGGAACTAAACAGTTTAAGAAAAACATAGCAATCATCTTTTCTGAATCATCGAGCATTAAGTCTTTACCGTGGTTTATTGCCCTACAACAGATGGACGAGGTTTGGGTTCCCAACTCCGATTCTCAAATGTCTTTTGTGCTAGACAACCTTATGCCAGAAGACCGCATCAAGGTTGTCCCCTGTGCATCAGACCTGTCTCAGTACAACGGGCAACAGCAACACCGCACTATCCTTATCCAAGAGACAGAGGGCAAGTTTAAGTTCTATTACATCGGAGACTTCAACGATAGAAAAAATATCCCCTCCATCATCAGGTCATTTCATAGTGAATTTGACAGGTCTGAGCCTGTATCCCTTATTATTAAAGTGCAGAGGTTCGGAACTAGTCCAGAGCAGCTTGACTCTGCCGTCAAAGATGTATGCACACAAATTAAAACGCGATTGAGATTATATAAGTCTATTGAATCGTACCATTCAGAAGTTATTATACCAGAAGAAATTGATGATTCCGGTATATGCTCCATTCATAGCTATGCTGATTGCCTAGTTTCTCCATCTCACGGAGAAGCTTGGTCTATTCCTGCCTTTGATGCCATGTGTTTTGGCAACACCCCTATATGCAGCAACGTTGGTGGACCCAAGGAGTTTATTGGCACAAACCGTGACACCGGGACATTAGTAGACGGACAACAAACAACATGTATTTATTCAGACCCTGCCTTTAAAGACATGTTCACAGGCAGAGAAAGCTGGCTTGATCCAAGCGACGATGAAATTAAAAAGGCTATGAGATATTACTATGAAAATAGAAACGAAATAGATAAAACGGCAGGACTTATGCAAGCTCAAAAGTTTTCATATGAGAACATTGGCAACAAGATAAAAGAATATCTAGGAGTATAACATGTTTGAAGGATACAGAGGGAGGAATTATATAAATGGAACGTGGAGGAAGTGCGACAGGACTTTCTCTAAAATAGACCCATGCACCGAGAAAGAGATGAGTCTTTTCCCACAGTCATATGACTACTGCGTTAAGGAGGCTTGTGACTCTGCCAGCAATGCTTTTAAGGGATGGAGAAGTCTCAGTCGTATCAAGCGTGCAGAGTATCTCTTACGTGTATCTCAGATTTTAGAAAGGGACTTGGAAAAATTCGCCACAGCGATTTCAGAAGAAACAGGCAAGAATTATAACGAGTCAGTAGCTGAGGTAAACGAAGCCCTCCACATGGCTCAATATGCATTTGGTACGGGACGTATGCCGCATGGAGAAGCACTAGCTTCTGAAATTCCAGATAAGGATGCTTACATGCTACGTAAGCCGAAGGGTGTAGTGGCAATTATCAGTCCTTGGAATTTCCCTCTGGCTATCGGTGCATTCTGGTGTGCCGCCCCCGCTTTGGTTGAAGGCAATACTGTTGTTATTAAGCCTAGTGAAGACGCTCCTCTCAGCACAGAGCTTGCAGTCAAAGCCTATGAAGAAGCTGGTATCCCAGCAGGTGTTATCAATCTGGTTCACGGGGACGGAGATGTAGGAGACCATTTAGCTAATGGTGACGTTGATCATATTTGTTTTACCGGAAGTGCAGAGGTTGGTCAATACATCAGAAGAGTCTGTGCAGATAGCTGGCATAAGACATGCTCTTGCGAAATGGGTAGCAAGTCAGCCGTAATTGTATTCGATGATGCCAATTTCGAGCTTGCTGTTTCTGCCAGCATAGCAAGTGCATTCAAGCTTTCGGGGCAACGATGTGTTTCTGCTGGACGACTGATTGTACAGAGAGGAATATATGAAAGATTTTCTGAAAGCTTTTCCGAGTATGCCAGTCAGACATCTTTTGGTAAGCCCTTCTTTAAGGACGCTCTCTTAACTAAGCAGCAACCTAACGTTCTATCCCACATGGGTCCAATTATTAATGAGCAACAGTTTAACAGGGTGTTGAAATTTAATGAGATGGTTAGAGACGACAGCGAGGCTACAGTATTAGTAGATTCTGTACATGCCAACCCCGGATATTTTGTTTCTCCGATGGTCTACAAGACAGAGTGGAGAGACGCACCCTATCTAAAGAAGGAGGTTTTTGGCCCACACGTTGCTATCATTCCATTTGATGATATTGACCACGCTATTAATATTTACAACGACACCGACTATGGTCTGTCGGTAGGAATAATTACGGAAAACTTTAAGGTAGCAAGGAGGATGCGTGATGAATGTGATTATGGCCTTGGCTATTGGAACGGTGGGAGTATTGCTGCTGAGAGTCATTTGGGATTCGGCGGAGTGAAGAAGTCTGGTAACGGATTTCCCTCTGCCGCTAGAACTGTACAAGCCGTGACCCACGAAGTGTCATGGACTGTTAACCATGATGATCGGCTTAGTTTTCCGCAGGGAATGAAATGAAAAGAATACTAGTTTGTGATCCAGAATTTTTTGATATCCGATATGAGATAAATTCTTGGATGAATACTGAGAACAAAGTGGACGGGATAAAAGCTCGGACACAGTGGGACGGAATGATAGACTGTCTTGTAGATAGTGGGGCCAGAATAGAACATATACAACCAGACCCCAACTTTCCCGACATGGTTTTTACCGCCAACGCGGGGTTAGTTAGGGGGAACAGAGTGGTTCTTTCTAACTTTCGCCACAAAGAGAGGAGAGGAGAAAGAGATCTTTTCAAGCGGTGGTTCTTAGATCGAGATTATGACGTTATTGAATTGCCGGAAGATATATCCTTTGAAGGCGCGGGAGACGCAATGTTTTTTAACGACGTGCTTTTCATTGGGTGTGGATTAAGGACGAATCGAAGATCGCATCCCATTATAGCCGAAGCTCTAGGGGTAGATTATGTCTCTTGCGATCTAGTTAACCCTTATTTTTATCACTTAGACACCTGTTTGTTCACGACAGATGATCAGTTCGTCTACTATGACGAAGCCTTTACGCATTCTTCATTGCACGAAATGCTAACCAAGGTTATAGAAGTCACTATGAAAACCAACAACAGTGTTAGTATACACCCGGTAAATACGGCTCAAGCAAAACAGTTTATATGCAACAGCATAAAAGTTCAGCACAGGACAACCACCCACGCATACAACCATGACGGTGTTTTCTCTAGCGTACATACGTTCAATTGTGACGTGTCCGAATTTATAAAATCTGGAGGAGCAGTCAAATGTCTAACTCTCGAATTATAGAAAGTCTTTCAAAGCATGTGCTTACAGACGGTTTTCACATTGTCGTAGATACAGACAAAAGTGAAGGGTCTTGGATTGTGGATGTCGAAACCGGAAATAAATACCTCGATTGCTATTCCCAGTTTGCCAGCCAAGCTTTGGGATGGAACCATCCTGCTCTTGTCAATGCTCAATTTCGCTTAGGGAAGGTGGCTATGCACAAATTAGCCAACAGCGACATGTACTCAAAAGAGTATCACAATTTTGTTGAAAGGTTCGTATCTATTACCCCTGACTTCAGCCATTACTTCTTTATTGAGGGTGGTGCTTTAGGGGTTGAGAACGCTTTGAAGGCTGCGTTTGATTGGAAGGCACAAAAACTAGGCATCTCTTCTAGTGAGGCTACAAACAAAATGGATGTAGCCCATATGTACAGAGCTTTTCATGGTCGCACTGGATACACCCTGTCAACGACAAACACTGATACGATTAAAACCAAAAGATTTCCACAGTTTAACTGGACAACCATGTTTGATGTGGACACTTTGGGTCAGTACATTAATGATAATACAGCAGCAATTTTGTTAGAACCCATCCAAGGAGAAGGTGGAGATAACCATTTTAACGAAGCAGTTTTTACAGAACTCAGATACCTAGCAGATAAACACGAAGCCATGCTCATCTTTGACGAGGTTCAAACGGGTCTAGGACTAACTGGCAAGATGTGGGCATACGAACACTTCGGCGTCATTCCTGACATGATGTGCTTTGGAAAGAAAACTCAGGTGTGTGGATTTTGTTCTACTGAGCGTATTGATGAAGTTAAGTTCAACGTGTTTAATACCAGCGGGAGGATAAATTCCACTTGGGGTGGAAACATCGTAGACATGTCAAGATTCTGCTGTATCATTGACACCATAGAAGCAGAAAACTTGGTGTATAATGCCCAAAGCGTAGGAAGACATCTATTGTGGAGTTTACGATCTATTGAGGGTCTAGATAATGTAAGGGGCAGAGGCTTAATGGTTGCCTTTGATCTTAAAGATGGCAAAGAGAGAGATACACTTATGGAAGCAATTCAACACCGCATGATAGCTTTGAAGTGCGGTCACAAATCTATTCGTCTAAGACCAGTCCTTACCTTTTCCACAGAAGATGTTGATATGGCATCTTCTATTATAAAACAAGCTGTGGATGAGATGGGGAAATGAAACAATGGGCGCTTGGGCTTTAATATTGGCTTTTTTACTGTACCTTGCACAGTAGCTCTGGAGATGGTTAACAACATGAAAGGTAACACATGAGAGCGGCAATAGTGGGAACAGGAAGAATGGGGCGAGCCATAGCTTGGGCTATGGACAAACTGGGATGTAAAAAGTTCACCTTAATAGACACCGATGTAGAAAATCTGATAGATTGTTCTCAAGTGTCGGAATCAGTAGATGACTGGAACTCAGGCTATAGAGTCCTAGCAATTCAATGCGACGAGTACAACCCTGATTACTCTGCCCTGTCAAGCTGCGATATAGTTATTTCTGCCTTGCCTTACCACCAGAACGAAAAGCTAGCTAGATATTGCATAAACCAGAATATTCCCTATTGTGATCTAGGTGGCCACATGAGTACCAGCAATAGCATTAATGACTATGCCAAAAACAAAGGCTCGGTTGTTATGACCGATTTAGGATTGGCTCCGGGGTGGGTTAACATATTGGCAGAACATGGATACAACTCTAGCCGAGATCTACCCGAAACAGTAGAAATGATGGTGGGAGGACTTCCCGCAAATCCGAATAACTATCTAAAATACAGTTGCACTTGGTCACACGACGGATTGATAAATGAATACAAAGACCAATGCGAGGTATTAATCAATGGGTTTAATACTCTGGCTGCTGGCATGTCTGGTCTTGTGGACATAGATACCTCCCTCGGTCCAATGGAGGCATTTTATACTAGTGGGGGTGCTTCCCACACAATAGGCACCATGCAAAAAAGAGGGGTTAACAACTGTCATTATAAAACGATCAGACACAAAGGTCATTGCGAAGTCATGAAGTTTCTAATTGAGGAATGCGGTCTTAGTAACGAAGACCTGTCAGGTCTGCTAAATAAAGCGTGCCCTCCCGCAGACGACTTAGTAATCATCAAGGCTAAAGTAGACAAGTGGGAAGAAGAAAAGATTATCAGATGCAATAAGAAATTTTCAGCTATGCAGATGGCTACAGCTTTTCCTGTATCAGTAGTGGCCACGATGATTGCCAACCACGTCGGCCACACATATCGGACTGGCCCACTGGCCTATAAAGACATCTCTTACGATATATTTGAACAGAACTTAGATTTTCTTTTTACGGAAGCAAACAATGAGCCAGAATCAAGTAACTAATATCATTCGAAACGCCGTGTGCGGGAAGCCCAAGAAGTATAATATACTTACATTTCCTACACATGAACGGTATGAAACCCAGCTATGCAAGACTGGGCATAACTTTTATTCCTTTACGTCAGAGGACCAGAAAGCGTGGGACAATAGCTATGCCATGCGGCCAGACAACTATTACCTTTTACCGAAGAACGCCATATACCAAGGTATTAGATATGACTTTATATTATCTCAAAGCAAGTTTGGCCAATTTCAGATCGCTGCACAGATTAACAACATGTTGCGTCTTCCCGTGATTTCATTAGAACACACGCTTCCAATTACTGACTTCTGGCCTCCGGGTCAAGCCGATCAGATGAGGACTATGAAAGGTGACAGAAATATATTTATCTCTGAATATTCCATGAACGCTTGGGATATGAAGGACGTACCATCGACCATCATTAATCACGGAGTAGATACAGATTTGTTTTCTCCTTCGGAAATAGAAAAGCAACCGCATATCTTAAGTGTGGCTAACGATTTTGTGAATAGAGACTATTGCTTAAATTACCAAGGGTGGCAAAGGATAACACAGGGACTTAATGTTCGTCTTGTAGGAGCTACAGAAGGCTTATCAGAACCAGCCCCCTCTACCGAAGTTCTAGTAGGAGAATACAATAGTGCTCAGGTATTTTTGAATACATCCACGTTAAGTCCCATCCCGACCTCTTTATTGGAAGCCATGTCTTGTGGTTCTGCGGTGGTGTCCACAGCAACATGCATGATACCAGAGATTATCCAGAACGGGGTAAACGGATTCATTTCCAATGATGAGGAAGAACTAAAGTCATATGTTATGCAGCTATTAGAAGATAAAGATCTAGCTGCCAAAATGGGCAACGCTGCTAGAAAAACTGTGATCGAAAAATTCTCAGAAGAAGAATTTATTAATAACTGGAACACCGTATTTGATGAGGTAATTCAATGAAGGTACATGTAGTGGGCGCGGAAGAACAGCATATCGAGGGGTATGAAAGGGTTGAGATAAGCCAGAACCAAGGAAGTCTTAAGCATTTATCCGACAATGAGTGTACCTTTGTGTTGGCAAATGATACCTTGGACCAACTAGATTATAATTCGGCTAAAGGCTTTGTCTTAGAGGCCAGACAAAAGTTGAGGCTTGGAGGAACACTTGTGGTTGGTGGTACTGACATACGCCTTCTGGCACGTAATATCATCAATGATTCTATTGGGGTAGAAGATGCCAATCAGATTATGTTCAACAAAAAATCGTGTCTAGACATAAACACGGTGACAGACTTGGTTTCCAGCGTTGGGCTACAAATTATATCTACCAGAATATCAGGTGTTCATTATGAAGTTGAAGCCAGAAGAAACTAACAAGCATCTCACAACTAGCTGTAAAGATTGTGTGTTTGCCCAATATGATGGAAATACTCAAACGGGGTGTGCGGCTGACCGATTAGATTTGTTTAGGGATCAGGGTTACATCATAGAAGCTTACGATGAAGAAAAAGAGTTCTATGTTATAGACTGTTTTTGTAATTACTATAGGACACCCAAGTGGGATGGGTATGATGACGGCAAGGCTAACCTACAGGTTGCAATAGATGAGATCAAGCCGCGTGTCTTTATATCCATTTATTTTGACTCCCCGACCAGCGAAAAGGTTAACGCTACGCTACAATCAATTCTTAGCTTGGACTGTGACAAAAGCCACATATTCATAAGCATATCTCAATCCCATTCAAACACAACGCAAGAAGAAAGACATCTATCAACCCACCTGTTGTGCAGACTAAGCGAGGAGGATATTAACAGTAAAGTAATGGTGAACTTTTCTGAAAGAATGCGAGAGTACGATCTCTTTAGGGTGGCTGGAGTAAGTAGTCACATCGCCATGATCAATATTGGAGACACCATACCTTCTGATTTACTTGTAAGACTAGACGAAGAACTTAACGACAAACATAAACGCATTATTTTCTTTGACTATCAGGGACTTTCTATCGTGATGTATTCTCTCTTCTTGTCAAAGTATGCTGAATATTTTGACTACCAAGCATTTACGTTGGACATGAGAAAAGAATCCAAAAAAGCCAACATGTATATGGAGTTGGTAAGTAACATATGAGGAATAACGGTAGATTTATTACCTCTCCTCAGAAGAACGGAGGCAGGATTGATGATAGAATAACCGT